TCACAAATTATCACCCACCCCCCTTCTATATATTTTTTTTTTATTTTTTTTTTTTTTTTTTTTTTTTTTTTTTTTTTTTTTTTTTTTTTTTTTTTTTTTTTTTTTTTTTTTTTTTTTTTTTTTTTTTTGTTTTGACTGCCTCTACTGGCTACGAACGTCTGGTTTTGCTCCAGCGTCAAAACTGCTCTTCCACAAACGGCTTAGCATACTGTCCGAATGCACATCTATCGAAATTTATTTCATGCATTTTCATCAACAAATCTCTTGTTGGAGCTTGATCAAATATTTCCTCTGCTGAAATTCCTAACTTTCGTACTAATTTTGTTAATTTGGCTCGGCGATGCAAATTACCTGCCTCTCGTTCATAAACATCTCTATAACTTGGAGGAGCTACATCACCATTCATTAATTTATAAAACTTTTTAATTGATGCATAAGATGATTCATTAGTTCCCATAGTATCCCACATATGTCCTATTGCAGAAATAAGATAATCTAATTCAGATTGTGGCTCACTAGCTAATAGCTTCAGCATTTGCTCCATCTTAGGTCTAAATGGCAAGATTGGCGCAGAATTTGGATATTCAATAAACTCATTCTTTATAAAATAACGCTTCAGAAACTTAGGTCCAGCCTTAACAACTTCTCCAGACAGTTGATTTACTTCAGTGAGAAACTGAGTGTATTCCATACCATCTCTAAGAGACGATCGACAATATTTACGAAGGAAATCAGTCCAAGAACTAAGGTTAATTATTTTACGAAGAAATATCGGACAACACCAAATATGATCATCTCCATATACAACTATAAAAATTACTCTCATTTCCATTAAGTGGTCTATCAAATCAGCAGCATCAGGATTTTTCTCCTTTATATGTTCTATATATAACCAGAAATATAGCGCTAATATCCAACTATCTCCATGAGACGTCTCCTTACCTCCAGAGTACATTACCCCTTGAAGAAGACGCCAATACGAGCCTATATGTAACACTACTTTATTAGTCATATGATATGAGAGATCTTTCAACATCTCCTCAAATACCATACGCTCATCTGCTTCCATGCCATCTAAATCATAATATCTTTCCATTGACTGAGTGTACAGATACAAATATACATCCATAACACTTTTATCAAATCCATCAATATCACCATCAACCCAAAACATGTCCGGTAAATTGTAATTTAACTTTAAAGCTAATTGATAAGCACCACCGTACCACCAAACCAACCCTACTTGAATCACATCACCACACTCAAATTTCATTCGCTCTCCTAATATAATTGACATTATCGTAGTAACCATACTAGGAATAAAAAATTCTCGACATTTAAGCATAGCATCATATAATTTATCGCCAACTGCAT